CCGCGCAGAACACTATGGAAATTTGCCATACAGCACCTAACAGGCGCAACACGCAAAATGCGCAGATGAGTATGGATTTATGATTATTGTAGGCGCATTCAGCGTGTGTGCGCCGGGGCGTTATTTCTCATTTTGCCCTCTCTGTCACAGGAGGCCGGGCGCTGGAGGAAAAATGGCAACAGACGAAGGAATGATGGATGGTGATGAATACGGGGATTGGGTTCGTAGGTACGGATCAAAAGAAGAGATAGACGAACTCGATGAAGATTTTGAGGATAAACCCGCACCCGGCAGCACTGTCGGAACCGGGCAAAACGAAAAATAACAGCGAATATGTGGGGCGCACAGGGAACAGAAACCTTATGGTGAACGCAACTGTTATGAGCGCGGCCATACTTGGTGCGCCCTGCAAATTTGCTTCGAAACTTCAAACATATTCGCACACGTTATGCCATTAAAACGGCACAACACGGGGGACGTTGGTAAGAAAATGAAAAAACCAAAACGGCATAAATGCCCGAAACGGCGCCAATGCGTCGAATTGGCCAAAGGATACCCGGCCAACAGCCTGGAACGGGTGAAAATAGAACAAACCCTCGAGGTGTGTTCGTGGGATCGATGTTTGGCCAATCCCATGAATGCCAATCACAGGAGAACCGAACGTGAAGCCAATCAAGTGGAAAACCGCGAAACGCAAAGTCAGCGAATTGGTCCCCCATCCGGAAAATCCCAGGATTTTGACCAAAAAACAGGAAAAAGATCTCCGGGCCTCTTTGACCAAATTTGATTTGGCCGAAATTCCCGCGGTCAACACCGACAACCAGGTGATCGCTGGCCACCAACGATTGAAGATTTTGCAGATGTTGGACCGCGGGGATGATGAAATTGACGTTCGGATTCCGACCAGGAAATTGACGCCCGCGGAGGTCCGGGAATACAACATCCGATCAAACCGGAATATTGGCGGTTGGGATTGGGACATGTTGGGCGAGGATTTCGAAATGGACGACCTTTTGAAATGGGGTTTCGAGGATGGCGATTTCCCAGGGTCCGGATTGCCGACCAGGAACGAACCTGGCGAGGTCGAATTTTCCAAGGAATTGTTGATCCAACACAATTACGTCGTGTTGTATTTCGATAATGCCATGGATTGGCAAGTTGCCATCGAAAAATTGAGATTAAAAAAGGTACGGGATTTGATCCCCAGGAAGTCCCAAACCGTCGGGATCGGCCGGGTGATCCCTGGCGCGCCGGTGATCGAGAGGTTGAAATGATCCCAAAAATTGCGATCCCAAGTTACAAGCGGGCCGACCGGTTGGTTGGACGGGATTATTTCAAATCTGCGTTGTACGTGGTCCCGGAGTCCCAGGCCGATGAATATATCGCCCAGGTTGGCAAACGCCGCGTGGTGGCGATCCCTGACCGGGTGGACGGCAATATGGCCAGGAAACGCAATTGGATTTTAAAGAACATGGGCCGTCCGTTGGTGATGATCGACGACGACGTGGTTTGTTTGCGGACCGCGGAAGGGATGAAAGATAACGGGAAATTGAACCAGGCCCGCGATTTGACATCGGAGGAGGCAACGGAAGTGATCGCCCATGGGTTCAATTTGGCCAACGAATGGGGGATCGTGTTTTGGGGGTTGAATATCAACCCGGACGGCCGGATTTACCACCAATACCGGCCATTTTCGTTAAATCAAATCGTTTTGGGACCATTTCAAGCCCATTTGGTTCATGGGTTTTTGTACGACCCAAAAATGGGAACGAAAGAGGATTACGATTTCAGTATTCAGGTTTTGAACGACGAACGCAAATTATTGCGTTTAAACAAATATTCGTATGTCTGCGATCATGGCGACAATCCGGGCGGGATCGTGTCATATAGGACCATGGATTTGGAGGTCCAATATTGCCGGGCAATCGAGCGAAAATGGGGTCGTGACATTATCCGATATCCAATGAAGCCCAAAAGGATTTCGCAGTTGTTGAACGGCCGGGTCAACATACCGATCGGGGACGTATGATCGACCAGCAATTGATAAAGGAATTCGCCATCGGGACGATCGCGGCCGTCATGGTTGCGGTTGTCGTGGTGGTTGTTTACAACATGTGGACCGTGGGGTGAGTATGAACGTTTACGTCCCGTATCGAATCGGACAGGTGATCCCGCCGGAGATCGCGGCCGGAGATCGAGAGTCCGAAATTTGCCGCGTTCCAGTAATGAACCATATTCCGGGTTGTGGCCGGTTGAACAAGTGGGTCAATTGGCAGTTAATTTTTTCGTTGTCTGTCCGCGATCGCGTGGTTGTTGTTGCCGATTCCGATCAAATTTTGAAAAAGGACGATTTGGTGGCAATGTTGGAAAAGTTACATGCGGGCGCCGATATCGTGATTTTAACGGAAATTGGACATCCGGTTTGGTGTGTTCGCCGTGATTTTTGGGGCGCCCACGTTATGACATACGCAGGACCGGACAATTGTTCGTTTTGCGCGTGGTTCCGCGAATTGGAAAAAAACGGATTCAAAATCGAACGCGTCGGCCGGAAATTGGACACAATTCCGCGGGACCGGGATTTAAGGCCGCCGCGCCATTAATAAAGGTTAAGGGGTTAATGGTTTACGTTGACGACATGAACGCGCCCGCCACGGTCGGCCGGTTACATTCGATATGGTGTCACATGTATGCCGACACGGACGCCGAATTGCACGCCATGGCGCGCCGCATTGGGTTGCGCCGTTCGTGGTTCCAGTATTCGCAACATTTACCACATTACGACGTCACGGCCCAAAAGAGGGTCCAGGCATTGAAAGCCGGGGCAATCCCGACCAAATGGCCGTCGGGCGTCAAATCCATGATTTTGAAACGGAGGGGAGCCGAAAATGGGTGACACGCCAAAATATGGGGTTTGGTGGACCAATCCGTTGGACATCGTCCCAAACGTCGGGTTGCGTTGCAACAAACGGCCGGGCCGGATCCGTCGGTTGATTTACCGGGTTTTGTTAGGTTGGCATTATCACGAATCCGCGGGCGACGGCAAAACGTGGGATGCGGCATTATACGCATTGGGCGGTGCTGTCAGCGATCGCGCCCATGTCAAAGGTTGCGACTGCCCGAATTGCAGGGCATACCGGAAAGCCCAGGCGGCGAAAAAAAAGGCGGGGAAATGCCACCAAACATGAGTTTTTGGCTTACCACCCAACAAATGCGCGATCGTTCCAAAAGCGTGACCCGTCGGTTGGGGTGGTGGAAAATCAAGCCAGGCCAAACGATCAATGCCGTGGTCAAAGGCATGGGATTGAAAAAAGGCCAAAAAGTGGAATTGATCCACCAAATCCGGATTATATCGGCCAGGCCCGAACCGTTGAACGCGATCACGCCGTTGGAGTGTTTCCGCGAGGGATTCCCGCACATGTCACCGGACGAATTTATCGACATGTTTTGCCGGGCGAACAAATGCCCGCCGGACCAGGTCGTGAACCGAATATCGTTTTTCCATTTGTTAACCAAAATCATGCCTTTAAAACGTGAGTAGGCACGCATGAAATGTCCGAGGTGTGGGAGCAGAAACCTTGTCGTATTTGAGTATGGTTTGTGGATAATTGAACATTATATGGAAAACGGTCAATGTGTCGAGCATTACAACTACCCTGATGTATATGAAAAGGTTTTTGTTGAATGCCGTAGCTGTAAAAAATATTGGAGAAAGAGAGGCGTTGTTCAATTTAACCATTGCGTGCCGCAGAACAAAAAGGAAACGTCATGACTTCGGTTAACAACCGCTATGCAAAATGAGGCACTTCGCATAGCTAAAACGTTGGTATAAATCGAGGGAGGGACCATGCCGGAAAAAACAGCCAAAAAACCGGCCAAAAAGGCCAAAAAAAAAGGTTCTCAAAAGTTCCCAAAATCGACGGTCAAAAAAAAGGCCAAAAAGAGGAAACCGGCCGGATCCGGCAAAGAGGATCGGCGCCGGGCCGATTGGGACCGGAACCAACGTCGGATCGTTGACGCCATATTCGATTTGGTCAAAGAGGGCCGCGGGAAATGGCCGACCGAATCCCAAATCGCAGAAAAGGCCGGATTGAGCCGTCGGACGATCACCAAACACGGCCACGACATGAAATGGAATCCGCAAAAATCATACATGCGGACATTGACGCCGGAGGTCGAAAAATCGTTGTTCATGGCGACCCGCCGGGGATCGTCGCGCGCGATTTCGTTGTGGTTCCAGATTTTCGAGGGTTGGACGCCACGCCGGGACGTGACAAGCAAAGGCAAAGCAATAACGGGCATGATCGCCGCGCCGGGGACGCCGGAGGGCGACGCGGCCGCCGATTACATGGCGTATTTGCATGACGATAAATTATAGAAATCCCGATTATACCGCAATTTGGGCAAACCGAAAAAAACGCCTTGAGCGAATCCGTAAGAATGCGAAATGGCGCCGTTCCGCGCAATCGTATTACCAGGGCCACCCGGTCCAGTTTATCGACGATTGGTTGATCACATACGACCCCAGGCGCAAGGCCGGGGCCACCATGCCGTTTATCACGTTCAAACGCCAAAAAGAATACATCGAATGGTTGCGCGGGAAATGGGCCAAGGAGGAGGACGGGTTGGTCGAAAAATCCCGCGATATGGGCGTCACGTATTTGAATATCGCGTTCGCCGTTTGGTTGTGGTTGTTCCATCCAGGATCGAAAATCGGGTTCGGATCGCGCAAGGAACAATTGGTGGACAGGTTGGGCGACCCGGATTCCATATTCGAAAAAATCCGCGTGATTTTGCGGAATTTGCCGAAACAATTTTTACCCGCCGGGTACGACGAGGACAAACACGCGTTGTATTTGAAGATCGTAAACCCGGCCAACGGAAATTCGATCACAGGAGAGGCCGGGGACAACATCGGCCGCGGCGGCCGCAATACGATTTATTTCAAGGACGAATCGGCGTTTTATGACCGGCCGGACCGGATAGAGGCCGCGTTGTCGATGAATACCGATATCCAAATCGACGTATCGACGCCCAACGGGTTGGGGAATCCGTTTTACAGAAAACGCATGTCGGGCGCCGTGGACGTGTTTGTTTTCGATTGGCGGGAGGATCCGCGCAAAGATCAAGAATGGTACGACGCCCAGGTCGAAAAATACGCGCATTCGCCGTTTATCGTGGCCCAGGAGATCGACCGGAATTATTCGGCATCGGTCGAAATGGTCGCAATACCGGGAAAATGGATCGAGGCGGCCGTTAATTATAATTTGCCCGACACCGGGACAAAGGTTTTGGCATTGGACCCGGCCGACGAAGGAATTGATATGCACGGCGTTGTTTGGCGAAAAGGTATCGTCGTGAAGTTCGTCGAGGAATGGAAAGAGGGCGATACCGGCGACGCGACGCGCCGTTGTTGGCGCATTTGCCAGGACGAAAAAATCCCGACATTCAAATTCGATTCGATCGGCATTGGCGCGGGCGTCAAAACGACGGCGCGTTCGTTGTTGGCTAACCAGGCGCCGAACCAATCAAAACGCGCGTTTGTGAATGTCCAGGGCGTCAACGTCGGCAAGGATCCGACGTCGGGGAATTGGGAGGAGGGCAAAACCAATAAAGACATGTTCCGGAATTTGAAAGCCCAATTGTGGTTCGAAATGCGGCGCCGGTTTTACAACACGTATCGGCGCCGGAATGGGGATTTGAAAGTCCAGGCCGACAAGTGTATTTCGATCCCGAACCATGCACAATTAAAAATGGAATTGGGCCAACCCAAATATGAAATCGCCGAAAACGGGTTGATTCAAATCGAGAGCAAAAAAAAGATGGCGGCCCGCGGGTTGCGGTCCCCAAATTTGGCCGACGCGTTGGTGATTTGCTTTGCTCGCGCGACTGGATTAGATTATTCAATGTTGACCCAGGAATGAGGCAACCAAACCCCAGGAGGCCAAAATGGCATTATTGCCCAAACGCGTGGACGGATGGATCAACCTTTTAACCGGGTTGGGCCGCACGGCCAAAGATCGTTCGGTGAATACCAAATTCCAGAATACAAAAATTTTCACCGAATCCGAGTTGACCGACCTTTACAGGTCCGAGGGATTCGCAAAACGGATCGTCGATTTGCCCGCGCGCGAAATGACCCGAAAAGGATTCCAAATCGAGGGCGACACCAAGGGCGACATATTATGGGAAATGAAACGGTTGGGCGCATGGAAAGGCATTCGATCAATGTTGAA